AATGCACGATGTGCTTCAAGCTCGGCTTCAATGTCAGTGGATTCAAGTTCTGCAATAGCACGATCAAGATCCTCCATGTCAGAGGATTTTTTTGCAATCCAGGTACGACTGCGACGTTCAAGATCATCGATGCTGTTTTGCACACGGCCATTGCTTTCTTGCAGTGCTTTGATTCGTGCTTCTTCGTCGCGCACCTGCTCTTTAGCAGATTTGATCTGTTCACGAAGATATTCTGCTTTTTCACTAAGCTGTGTGATACCCAGTAGCTCTTCGATAATTTCGCGCTGCTCGTTGGATTTTAGTGCAAGAAAAGGAATAGTATAGGTATTAAGTGCAACCAGGTGCTTGAACATTTCAGCACCCATGCCAACTACTCGGTTGATTGCTTCTTGTGTTACGCGATTTTCACCAGCACCTTCATCTGACCCAGCTTCAGTTACTTCATCATCGTCAACATAAAAATGCAGCAGATTAGGCTTTCTGCCGCGTTCAATTTTATAGCGATTACCGTTTTTTTCAAACTCAACAGAAACCAACATGCTTTTGCCATTGGTCTTGTTTAGTAGATTTTCCTTGCGAATATTGGTTAGTGCTGAACCATAAAGTGCATAGCTTAGTGCATTGACCATGGTAGTCTTGCCAACACCATTGCGTGCGCCGTCGCCACCAAGATCAAGATTATTACCAAGCACCAGTGTAAGACCATGCTGATCCATACGCAGAGCCTGTGTAACATTGCCTACACTCATAAAATTACGCATGGTTAAACTGCGAAACTTGATCATCGATGTAGACCCTGATAAATTTCTGTCAGCAGTCTACGGTCGATAACTTCAGAATCAATTGACTGAATCTGATTTAGCACAATAGCATCAACACTTTCAAAGCGAACATCATCGCCTGACCATTCAACTGCGTGTTCTTCTTTCTTACCAGGAATGAGAGCAAGTTCTCTCATTCCATATTCTTTAATCCACTGCTCTTTTACATAAATGGCTTCTTCATAGCTGATGTCAACATCAATAGTAACACGAGCAAATGTCTGTGGATCAAAAATACTTTCGTGGCGATCAATAGCTTCAGTAAGTGTTAGTGTTCTAAACTTAGGAGCACCAGGCCACTGTAGAAATTCTGGCTTACCACCGTATTCTAAAAACATACAGCCACGATCGTCGTCCCAAGCATCAGCAAAGTTATGTGGGAAACAGTTACCCATATAGATAATGTTTTTTGCCTGCTGGCGCTTGTGAAAATGTCCGCTGAATACATATTCCTGCTGAGTAAAGTGTTCAGCATTGAGCCCGCCATGATCCGGCATATCCACCATAGCATTCATTTTAAAATGCGGTAGCTCAAAGTGTCCAAAGATATAGCGGCTGCGAATCTTTTTCATAGTTTGCCATTCATCACCTACCAGCCAAGGAACAATAGACATATCACCAATGGTAAGAATGTCATTGACCAAGGTTACATTTGGCAGGTAACGACTAAATGGCAAACTGTTGATTTCACGCTTTTCTCTATAGGCCAAATCATGATTGCCCATAATAACATAGACCTTCTCAAAGTTCTGAGCAAGATATTCTATGTTAGATGTAGTATAGTTTAGCGTTGAAATGTTGATGTTACTGCGGTTATTATGCCAGTCACCAAGAAATATGCAGGTTTCTGCACCGCGCTCATGAGCTTGCTTGGTGACCCACTGGATAAAATGCTCACAGTCGTTGTTGTGTGCGCGACTGTTGTTGCGTAGACCAAAATGGATGTCAGTAAAGCAAGCAGCTAACTTAAAAGGTTGAGTCATTAAAAAGTATTATAGCATCTTGTCCATCTGTTGTCTACAGCGAGCAAGTTCATCTTTGAGTTGAAGTTTCTTTTTCTTGAGAATCTGAGCATCTGCGGTTTCTCCTTGATGCTGTTTTTCTAAACCAGATAGTTCTCGTTCTAGTTTACTGTGCATATCATCGAGATGTGCAATGTGATTAGTAAGACTGTGACGATCCATTTGTTTTCCTATCGAACAAAAGATTTTAGATTTGGTGGTTGCCAACCTTCTGGCTTGAGAACCTTGCCATCGTCTCGCTTGCGTACTTTTCCAGTAAGAGTATCAATTTTGGCAAAGTTAGTACGCATCACTTCATTCCAAGCACCTTCACCATCAGCACCCATACTATGTATGGCCCCAATAGTTACTACTAAGATATCAATTAGCGCATCTAGTATTTCAACTTTGTCATTATAATCAGTTGCTTCATTGAGTTCTTTTACTTCTTCGTCAATTAAGCCAATGTACATTCTAAACTGGTCAGGATTAAATCCTCTAACAGTTTGATCGCAGGCAGTCATAAACTTACCCTGATCATTAAATGGGTTAATGGTCAACTCTTTTTTCCTTTCTTAGAAATCTTAGGTTCTTCTGTTGCTGCTGGTTCAGCAGCAGGTTCATCAGCATCATCCTTGAGTGCATTTGCTCTTTCTGCTTCAGCACGAACTACTTCGTTGCTTTCTATCTGTCGCGTCCAACTGGGCATTTGTCCAGCATCCTGTAACAGATCGTCTCTAATATCGCGCTGACGCTTTTCAACATTAAGCACGCGAGTAAAACTGTTGGTTACTGCTGCTGTATAATAAGCAAATGGATTACTGGACTTGCTTTCGTCAAACTGTAGTGCAATCTGTGTTAGCTGGATTAGTGCTTGTCCACGCATTTCGTCAATATAGCTGTAGCCACGCCAATTGGACTTAAAACTAAAGCGTTCGCAAAGCTTGAGGAACATTGCACCCAAGCGATTGGTTAGCTTGCCGTGCGTAACTGAAAACTTACCAGTCTTTAGATCACCTTGCCAGTGACTTCTAACAACTTCGTGCCAGTTGCCTTCTGCATCCTGTACAAAATGTTTGAATGGTGGAAAGTTTACACGAGCACGATGATCAGCTGGACTTTTTGGATTGTTTTTGCGACCAGGCTCCAGCGGAATATGTTCTAGTGTCATTAAACGCACTACAATATCCGCAGTGGGAATTTTCTTTGGGTCTATTTCAAATTGATCCATCTTGGGCTTGTCAGCAGGTCTACCATTTGCTGCGGACCATTCGCCAAGAGCCTGTTGATATGCTCGTTGGCCAAGTCGCGCAGCGCGAGCAGCTTTAGCCAAACTAAGAGCACCAGTAGGAAACAGTTTGGTTTTTCTATTGTGAAAGTTTTTTAAATCGTACATGATAATATCATAGTCACGATACTTTGGATCTTCTACCCAGCAAAAGCTAAGTTTGCTGCGATGAATTTCGCTTAGAATATCTTTGTTTTTTAGATAAATTTGCTTTGTTGGGTTTTCTTCATCAGCATTCATAATAAACATGTTTTCCTTAAAATAAAGTATAACAAGTTAACAGATAAAAGTCAAGAGCATTGACACATTATCTACGCAGTTTTTGCAAACGGTAAATAAATTTGGAGATTTGCCAATGAAAATCAAAGACCTACAAGCAAGAATCGTAGCAGTTTATGCAGGAAGATTCCATCCTTTTCATCTAGGGCACGCTCTTGCCTTTAAGGAATTACAGGCCAAGTTTGGCGCTGCAAATACTTATATTGCTACCAGTGGCAAGATTGAACCGCCTAAGAGTCCGTTTAGCTTTGATGAAAAGCTTAAGATGATTGTTGCTTCTGGTGCAGATTCTGGCAGTCATGTTGTTGAAGAAATCACACCCTATAGTCCAATGGAACTGACTCAGCAGTTAGGTTTAGATCCTGACCGTGATATTTTGGTTTTTGGAGTGGGCGGCAAGGACATGGCCGAAGATCCGCGTTTTAGATTTACTCCGTTAAAAAACGGCACTGCCAGCTATTTTCAACCTTATGCTGGTAATGAAAATCATCTACAGCCATTCAACAATGCAGTTGACAATGGTCAGCGTCTTGGACATGGCTACATCTATAAGCTAAATGATTATAAATTTAAAGTGGCTGGACAAAATGCAGGCTCTGCTTCAGAAATCAGATCTAGATTTACAGCAGGCAATCAACAGTTAAGAATGCAGATTATTAGCGATCTTTACCCACAAGCATCAGCAGCGGAAAAGAAGCAGATTTTTAATATTTTTGTAAAGAAACTAGGATAACATAATGGCAATTATTACTCCTCAGGTTACGATTAGTTTTGCTGCTATTACAGGCGGTGGCGGTGTTGGTACGATAACATGGCCAGCAACACCGCGTATTCAGCAGCGCATTGAAGCTGCTTATTCTCCTTGGGAACTACAGCACACTAACTATCAGCCTAGTGCATTTGGTAATAGAACTACGCCAGTGGTTACAATACAAGGACAATGGTTTTGTCGCAATACTGAAGAAGGAACAGCAGCGTTAAATGCAATACATACGCTAAGAACTGCAACCAGCATGTTTTATGGTCGCGAAGATCAAAATAAAGGAACCCCACCACCAATTGGACGATTAAACGCACACGGGCTATACAATAATACTCCTGTGGTTGTTAAAAGTTTTCAATACGATTATCCAAATGAAGTTGATTATATTACTGTGCCTATGTTTGGAGGTAACCAATCGGTGCCAGTTCTTTTTGAAATATCAGTAGAACTAATTGTGCAAATACCACCAATTGAAGCGGTGAAAGAATACACATATGAAAAATTTGCCAAAGGCCAATTATTAGGAAACGGATATATCTAATGGCATACCAACAAAATCTATACAGCAGAACACCAATTACAGATTTTTATCTAGATCTTGCAAAATTTCCAAGTGTCAATGAGCTTGCACGCCGTATCTCGTCGCAGAAAACAACTCTTGTTAGTCATACTGTAACACCTAGGCAGCAGTACAGACCAGATCTATTAAGCTATGATCTTTATGGTTCTAGTACTCTTTGGTGGTCTATTGTATTACTAAATCGAAATATCTTAAAGGATCCTATTAGAGATCTAATTGCCGGAACACGACTAACAGTTATACCTTCATCAAGTATCAGCGGAATCTAATATGCCACAAAATGATCCACAGTTTACTATTCCTGGAATGGATGAAATAGTTTTTAATCCATTGCAGAAATATCGCAATGTTACCTATAATGTTAGGCTAACAATGATGCCGCGTAAGGAAAGTAATATCAAAGACGATGAACGTAGCTACGACTATACACGCGGTTATATTATGACTGAAACTGGTGGTACTGGTTCTATAAATCTTGAAGAATTGCGTATTACAATGGCTGGTCCCGGTAATCCCACGGCAAATTATACACTAGCATTGCCTGCTCAGATGAGTATGAAACTGATAGAACCAATTGGTTCAAGATTTATTGAAGCATTGTCTTTGGCAGCGTTTGAATTGGGTTATCGCAGAAATCATGACGCACTTTATCTATTAGAAATTTGGTTTACTGGTTATGATGAAAGTGATATGCCAGTAAAATGCAAAAACTTTGATGGTAAATCTTTGGTATATCGCTGGTATGTTAGAATTACAGAATTAAAAACTCAAATTGACCATAAAGGCGGAACATATAATCTTAAATTGGTTGTAGCAAATGGTGTAGCAACACTAGCTGATGTAATGAACCTTGAGCAAGGATTCAACCTGAAAGCTCAAGCAACAATACAAGAACAGCTTAAGGAATTAGAAGCAGCTCTCAATGAAAGAGAAAAACAAAAAGTAAAGGCTGGATTAAGACAACATCCGCACAAGTATGTTATCAATGCACACAAAGATATTGCAAATATTGCAATGAGTAATTCCGGTTCTGCTAGACTATGGTGGTTTAACTTTACTGGTGGTATAACCATTGCAGAAAAAGTAAATATACTAGTTTTTATCAATCAAACTTTATCAACTAGTCCGGCTTTTTTAAAATATCTACATAAGATAGCCGAAGGAAAAAAAGATTTTAACAGTCCAGACACTAAACCAAATACATTGGAACATTTGGTTAAGCAAATTGCCATCATTAATGGGTCAATAACACAAAAAGCTCAAGGTGAAGGTAATGATGATATACTTTTTGATGAAAAACTACATGCGCCAGCACAAGAAATCCATATTTTTGTTACTACTGCTGCAAATCCAAAATCTATTATCAGTCCCAGAGAATATATTGACGCAAAAGATGCTGCACAAAGAAATAATCGTGTACAGCAATGGTTAAAAATGGGATTGTTGCGTAAGGCATATAAATGGATCTATACCGGAGAAAACGTAGAAGTATTAAAAGCAGAAATAAAAATTGATAGTCTCTGGCGTATTGTGCGACCTTTGTTTTATAACGGGTCCAATGGAGAATTAATAGTAAATGGACATTCGGCAAATCCAGCCGCTAGTCAGCCAAATCCAGCAAGAAGACCAACTCCACAACAGCAGCGTCAACTAACTCCACAACAGCAGCGTCAACGAGCTAAAGAAAATGCCAACGGTAACACAACATTTAGAGCACAGTTTAGAGATTACGCCGAAGACCTACCAGCAAGAGGAGATAATAAAAGAGACGATGATCATCCTCAAAATCGTTGGCGGCCTTCTTTTTATCATGCAAATACTGAATTGTCTGCTGACCAGGCTAAACTCAGTGTGTTTACAGAATCGGCTTTTGAATATAGTGTATTCAGACAAATTCACCAGAACGTTGGCGCGGGCAGTCAAGATATGAATACACTTGACCTTGAAGTAGTTGGTGATCCTTATTATCTCTGTCAGGTTCCGCCTGATGAAGAAGTTGCAGCTCCCCCAAAGGATGAAGAAACAGTGTGGCAATGGGAGAAGCATCAGTGGACGGATATGGATTTAGTTCCATTTAGACAAAAAGCAGCAACATTAACCACACGACCAAATTTTTGGTTTGAAGCGCAAACCCCATCTGCTAGTTTAACAGCAGATGATCGGATGGCACTACGGCCACAAGATTCAATAACTGGAATATACAATATAACCAGTATTGAAAATATATTTCAAAAAGGAAAATACACTACTAAGCTTAAGTCCTATAGAGATGTTTTGGCAAATCCTTGGACTAAACGTGACAAGGCTCCTCAGTCAGATGCAAATAATCGCGGCGCTGCTAATCGTGCTGGACCTACTAATAATCGTGCTGGACCTAATCCTCGTTCTGATCGCAGATTAAAAACAAATATCAAGTACATTACAACAACAGAGTCTGGTATTAATCTCTATAGATTCAACTATGTCTGGGATAACAGTATAGAATATGTTGGTGTAATGGCACAGGAAATTTTAGAAATAATGCCGTCAGCAGTTGAAAAAGTCAACGGATATTATGTAGTTTATTATGATATGCTTGGGCTTAAAATGATGACCTACGACGAATATAAATTGCAAAACCAACAAGACTACGGAGTTGCAGATGTTTAGAATTGACGGTAGCGGAAATGCTCTAGATCATCAAACTGATCGTGGTAATCAAGGCAAGTTTTATGGAATTTTCATTGGTAAAATCAAAGATACAGTTGACACAACCGGACAAGGAGCATTGCGAGTATGGATTGCTGGGCTGAGTGCTGCTGATGAAAATGACCGAAATGGTTGGTTTGTTGTAAAATATTGCTCACCATTTGGTGGTGCTACAAGCCCAAGGAAAGAAGCCACTGGTAATAGTTCTACTGCACATAGAGAAGCTAATCAAAGCTATGGTATGTGGATGGTTCCGCCTACACTGGATGTACAGGTTATCTGTGGATTTATCAATGGTAATGTTAAAATGGGTATCTGGTGGGCAGTGCTGCCACAAGATGGTCATACACATTCGTTGCCGGGCGTAGCATCTGGTAGTACACATAACGGTAAAATACGTCCTGTTGGTGAGCGTAACCGACATAATACCGCAGACAGTCAACAGCAAAACCGTCCTGAGCATCCTATTAGTCATGTAATTGCAGGACAAGGACTAGAAAACGATCTGCGTAGAGGACATACTAATGCTGGACCATTTCGTGCAAGAGATCGCCATCCAGGCTTAGCTTATGGTATACTAAGTCCTGGACAGCATAGCATAATGTTAGATGATGGGCCAGATGGTATCAGCGGTGGTGTTCGTCTACGATCAGCACGCGGCCATCAGATTCTCATGCATGACGAAGGTAAGTTTATCTATATTGTCAACCAAAATGGATCCGCTTGGATTGAACTTGATGAAAAAGGCAATATTGATTTTTATGCTGCTGGAGACTTTTCAGTACATGCACAGAAAAATATTAATTTTCACGCTGGTGACAATTTTAATGTTCAAGCAGCTAACGATATCAATGTTAATGCAGTTGGATCTATAAAAGCTGAAGCCTGCGAAATATTAAATTTAACTGGTACCAATGGAACACGAATAACATCTAGACTAGGCTTTGACATCTTAGCAGATGGCAGACTAAGAGCAACTGCACAGAGAATTGACCTTAAT